TGACACAATCTTGGAACTCTTGAGACTCAAGGCGAGACTCTCAAGAAACCCAGGGCTTCAGGGGAGAGAATATGATGTTATTACGACTTTGCGGAATAATTTTTGTTAGTGTATATTAAATGGCATCATTCCTACTTCAATTTATGGGTTTAGATGCACTTGGTGTATCTGTACCAGGTGCGGGATTATTTACCGCGCCTGTTGTTGCATTTCAAAAAGATAAAGATCTTGATGCGAGTACCATGATATCTCTTATCTGTTCGTGCTTGTGTTCAGCTATGGTTGTGCAGAGAATGGTAAATTTTCCATTTAAATCACCACCTATCATGATGATGTTGGCTGCCTGCTGTTTCTTGAGTTGTTGCTCATCTGTGATGTTAACTAAGGATACTTATGATCGTTTTACTCATAAATCGGAATAGTTTAGAAGAAATCATCCGTTCTGTACATATTCACCGTGTATGAACCAGTTTTACCAGTTACTGAAACTGATTCATTCCCATATATCTCTTCACACCCAATATCTTCCATACAGTCGCGCGCGTTGTGTGTCACGGGAACCGGGTACAAGTTTTCACCACCCGTTGTGGTATAATAGTGATAGCGATCCCTGCGTCCTCTGACCTCTTTACCGTATAGGGGGAGAGTTTCTTCTCCGGAACCCACGAGAATACCCATTTGTTGCATAAAACCGGGTTTGTATTGTTTGATGGGTGGACCTCTGAATTCGGGTTCGCGGCGCCTTTGTCGCCTCTCCATTGGTCTTGGAGGAACTGGCATCACAGGCACTTCCACTGGAACTTCGACAACCTTAGGGTTATAGTATATGTATCCCAAAACGAGAGCAAGTACAATAATAACTAACCACAAGATTTGAGTCTTGTTTTTGTTCTTTATCTTCATTTATAATAGTTAAGGAATATTATTCAGATAAAGACATGAAGGTACTCGCCATAGATATTGGGTATCATAATATGGGACTTGTCCTCGCCGAATGTGGTAAAGGTCCAAAGGTAGATGTAGAATTCATGAAGAAGGCAAGTCTCGAAGACTATAAATATATTCACTCAAATGACATCGTTGATCTCGTTCCGTTATTTGTAGATGCACATGAACATATTTTTGAAAGTGCTGATAAAATTCTTATAGAGAGACAACCACCTGGAGGGTTTACAAACATTGAGGTACTTCTAAATTACATGTTCAAAGATAAAGTCATCTTGGTTTCACCTGTGAGCATGCATACACATTTTGGTATGAGACACCTAAATTATGAGGAACGCAAGGAGCGAACTGTCTCCATTGCAGATAAATATATTGAGGGTGAAATACCCTACGAGAGGAAACACGATATTGCCGACGCACTATGTATGATTTTGTATTATAACTTTAGAGTTTCCGTACACTTTTTTGATAAATTTAGGTTTGACGGGCCTCGGCTCTAATAATTTCTAATGCGTTTGCCACAGATTCTAAAGCGTCAAACATTGTCGCCGCACTACGCTTTTTACAGCACACTCGAATATTTTCAATATTGTATTCAAAAGATTTCTTCTCCTTCTGTTTTCTTTCTTCGTGAGACTTCATAACACCCTTGAGTCTCTCAATCTCCGAATTTAACTTTTGTGTAATGACTTCAATGGCTTCGTCCATCTTTAGGATCTCTTCCTCATACCAGTCAATGTGACGGTTAAGAAGATCCCGTTTCACTTGAGATTTTGTTCTCTCCATCTGTTTTTCAACTCTTTCAATTTTGTCATCAATAATCTGAAGATTGTTTAAATATTTTTGATGATGAAATTCCTTAGATTGCTCGAGAGCTTCAATTTGTTGTTTGATGTCCATTGTGTTGTGTAAACTCTTCGCCCCAAAACTTTATACCAAGCATGCGTTCGTGATAGTCTATAACAATTTTTAGAGTTTCTGATCTTAGACAATCTGTTCCCTTGTAGAACTCATACTCTTTCCGAAGACGATTGAGTTCTTCTTCACGCCAGTGAGGCATTTTACTTGGGTGTTTTACCTTTCACGATCAATCTTAGGTCATCAATAAACGTATCAAAGCGACCAAGGCGATATTGAACGATAGCCCAGAGGAAGAAGAAAACAGTCTTTGTCAAGTTGTTTATATCGTTATCTTCCATCTTGTATATGGGCGACACGACACGGTGCATGAAAGTCTCCTCCTTTTGCTGTCCTGTGACCATCATCTCAGCTTGAGTAAGAGCGCACGTATCATCGTTGACACTCCAATGATAGAACAAAAATGGGATAAGTATGGAATAAAATTCAAGGTTTCTGCGATCATTTGTAAATGGAACTACCAGAATACCTATGAGAAATACAAGATGAATCCAGAATATTATGTTCATCTATTATAAAATGAACCAAGAAAATTTTGACGATCAAATGATCAAACAACAGGCACTTGAAAATCGTCGTGATAGTTGGAATGAGCAACACGAATCTATATTGCGTCAATGGGGTGAGGCTTCGGGGTGTTACAGGTACATGCATCACCGAGCGTTCCTGTTGTACAAGGGATTGAGTATGCGTTTTACTTTACCTGTCATTGTACTTTCAACAATCACAGGTACTGCGAACTTTGCTCAAGAACAGTTCCCCGAGAACCTCCGTGGTATGGTGCCATCTGTCATTGGTGGTCTTAACCTTATCGCGGGTCTCGTCGCCACGATCATGCAGTTCTTGAAGATTAACGAATTGATGGAGAACCACAAGGCTGCGGCGCTCTCATTTGGTCTTCTTTCCAGAAATATTAGATTAGAATTAGCCCTCGCTCGTGAAGAGCGTAGTACAGATGGTTTGGAATTTGTTACCAGATGCAAGAATGAATATGACCGTCTCATTGAACAGTCACCAAGTGTTCCATCAACTATCCTTGCAGAGTTTGAAAAGGAATACCCACTTGACAATATGTTCACGAAGCCTGAGATTCTCGATGTCCGAGCGATTCCCAAGTTGAAACTACCAGGTTTCACAAATATAAGATCACACACGGGTTCAAGTGTCATCTCCGAATCAACAAAGGGTGGACCACTTTCCAGGATTGGAGAACTCGTAAAAGGGAGGGAAGAGTATGAAGCAAAAATAAAGATCCTTGAAGAGATGCAGTCTGAATTAGACGAAGAAGAAGAACTCACATCGGTGGTCTCTGAAGAACCGATAGACGTCGAGCAAGGTACACAAGAAGAATAAACATGCCGACATTAGTTAAAATAGAACAAACCACATATGGTAAAATTTTCTTTCTTAAAGGTTTTACGATACGTTCATGTAGTGCGTCATTTTCAAGCACTAAATCTATGGCTTGATTAGTAAGATCATCAATGGATTCTTTCATTAAAATTATCGAACAAAAAAAAGAAGAATCCTTTACCACGACGATTCACACACAGCAAATTGAAGCCCTGAAGAAATACATTCGCGAGGGTAAAAATGTATTTATATGTGGGAGTTCGGGGGTTGGAAAATCGTATGTACTGAAAAATGTTCTTAATGATTCAAATAGTGTTGAAATAGAAAGAAATCATTTAAGTGCGAAGTCGCATTTTTTGACATTCATACGAAATGCACCGAGACATGCATTCATCGAGGATTATGATGGCGATTTTAAAAGTCTCATTGAAAGTGTTTCTGATGGTAAAAAGTTAACAAGAGGTTCACTTGTGGTGACATCAATTAATATGTGTATGTACCCAAATTTTGAAATTATTTTCATACCCAAACACAAACCTGAAAAATTGGTGTCACTTGTTGAAAATGTAACTGATAAAGTCGTGAATGCATCCATAAGAGCAAATGGAAATATAAGAGATTTTATGTCGTATATAGATGATTATGATTCCAAAGATATATTTAAAACTCCTAAGGAATATATCGCGGATGTACTTTGTTCGGATGAAGAATGTAAAATAATTAGTCATGTCGAAGAACATGGTCATATTTGGGATGTTTTTCAAGAGAATTATTTAGATTCGGAGGGCGTTGATGTGACTCGTGCGTCTGAATCATTTTCATTTGCAGATGTTGTGGATACATGTATATATTCAAGTGGGAATTGGGAACTTATGCCTCACTTTTGTTTAAACGCGGTCGCGATACCGAGGGCTTCACTCGGTAAAAAACTTGTGAAAGATAAGATTAGACCTGGAAGTAGCTGGACGAAGTATGGCAACTATAAAATGAGATCTAAAAAGTTGGTTGAAATACAGAGAAAATCCATGGGTATTCTCACGATAGAACATCTATGTCTTATCAAAATGTATGCCGAAAGTGGAAATGTAGAAAAAATGTTAGAATATAACTTAAGTCCACAAGACTTTGACGTTATGAATCATCTTGCAGTTGGAAGTAAGTTAAAACAGAGAGACGTAACAAAAATAAAAAAAGCTCTCAAAGATGCCATCACAAAAGGAACTTGAGAAAGTTTTTGAAAATATTCTTACCGGTGCGGTGGATAATAAGGGAAAGCCTGGTGAAGAGGAAGAACCCGAAGTTACAAAAACTATCGGGAATGAGATCCACTTTTATGGTGAAATCACCCCTGAAAATACCCTCGAGTTTGTGGAAAGTTTCCGAAAATTGGAAATTCATCTTCTTAAACAAAAAGCGGATCTCATTGGGTATGAACCGGAAATTCGAATTCACATCATGAGTGAAGGTGGTGACATGTTTTCCGGTCTCCTTCTCAAAAACATACTTGAAAAATCGAGGGTTAAGGTTGTGACGATCGCTCAAGGCTCGTGCTGTTCGGCGGCTACTTTCATGTTTTTGGGTGGTTCAGAGCGTCGCATGGGTGAAAATGCGTACCTTCTGATTCACCAATTAAGTACAGATTTTTGGGGTAAGTACCAAGATCTCAAGAGTGAGATGAAGAGCTGTGATAAGTTTATGAGCGCTCTTAAGAAAATGTACATGTCAAAGACGGAAATTCCCGAAAAGAAATTTAAGAGATTGATGAAGAAAGACCTCTTTTTGTCGGCATCAAAATGTCTAAAGTATAAGATTGCTCACGCGATTGACTAATAGTAACATAGCGTTTGTAAAGACCAAGTAAACACAATACAATGAAAATTATTGCGAATGTATTTGCATTCATAGATAGATTTGTGCGTTCTGGTGGCCTAAGTCGTTCCATCCTACCATAATTTACAACTGGCAGTGAAGACATCTATTTAAAGTTGAGAAATTAATTAACTCTATAATGGAACGACTTATTCGAGAAGACAAGAATAACCGAGAACGATTTACAGACATTCGTGTGGAAGATCTCAACGACGGGACAGCTGATATCGTAAAGACAACTGGGATGGTTGGTAGCGATAAAGTCACCGAATCAAGAACCAATGTTAAGACTGGTTATGAAAAGGCTCTCGTGCGAGCCAAAACGATGTGGAACAATGAGAGGACGAAGGCTATTCAGATTTTGCCCATGTTGGCCAATAAATGGGAAGATCGAAAGAAGTACATTTCCGAACCCTTTTATGTTCAACCCAAATTGGACGGTGTACGTCTCCTTGTGTCGACAGCGGGTTGTTTTTCAAGAACCGGTAAAGTTGTCAAGGGTCTCGAACATCTCACCGAAAACCTAAAGGATGGTGAATGGCTGGATGGAGAGTGTTACGCACCAAATTTAACTTTCGAAGAACTTACGAGTGCTTTCAAAATGAATCCCCAAAGTTTGGATTTTCATGCATTCGATTATTTCGACATGAAACGACCATACTTACCTTTCGCAGAAAGACAAAAAATACTCAAGAATAAGACGCCAATCATGGTTGATACATTTCTCATCGACAAAAAGTCTGAAATTTTAGATTATCATAAAATATTTGTTGACCAAGGTCACGAGGGAATCATGATTCGTGAATCCACGAGTGTCTATGAAATTGGAAAGAGGAGTAATTATCTTCTCAAATTTAAGGAATTTCAAACAGAAGAATATGAAATTGTGGGTGCCAATACGGGACATGGTAGAGATGCAAACGCCGTCGTTTGGGTCTGTAAAACTCAAAATGGTCATGAGTTCACAGTGAGACCCGAAGGAACTATCAAGGAAAGAGAGCGACTTTACCGTAACAGAGATCAATGCATCGGGAAGCAACTCACAGTTAGATTTCAAAATTTAACAGCTCTCGGCGTCCCAAGATTTCCGGTAGGTGTGACGATTCGGGATTATGAATAATGTCAGTAGAAATAAATGAATACCAAACTCGCTGTGGATGTAGATGAAGTTCTTGTAAAATTTGTTGAACCTATGGCTAAATGGAGAGGGGTTCCCTTACCCACGACACCCAAATATAAGTATCTGTATAGAGAAATTTTTAATTGTACAGAAGAACAGTCTCAAGAAATTCTCCACAAGTTTTATCGTTCTAAGGACTTTCTATACCTCAAACCAATCCTTGGTGCGCAACCAGCCATGCAAAATTTCAAACGTGCATTTGATAAACTCTATATAGTGACGGGTCGTCAGGACAGTGTCAGAGAAGCGACAGAGTTGTGGATTGAACGGTATTTTCCGGGTGTATTTGATGACGTCATTCTTACAAATAGTTTTACTGAGAATGAAGTCAAAAAGGTTGATGTGTGTCGCGCTCTTGGTATTGGGTGTATCATCGACGATAGTATACAAACCTGTGACGAATGCATTGAAGCTGGTATGGACGCTATAAACTTTGTGGGTGAAGATATATATCCATGGTGTGAAGCGAGTGAAATTAGTATGAGAGGGTGGGGAAGTAATCAACGAGGTATTGTTGAAGTGTAATACTCAATGTATAGAATGACACGATCTTCTTGGGATGTATTCTCCGCCCAATGAGGGAATTGAGCATTCATTACAATATGTTTCCCATCTTCTTCCTCTATGTCACCGAGTGTTTGGTGATGTAAAAAACACCCCTTTGGACACTTGAGACCGAGGTGATAAGTAAATCTGT